TGCGACTTCTGCGGTAAGTAATTACCCATAATTTCTTCTGCATCACACATGACGGGTGTGGTGGGGAATCAAAAGAAAAACAAAACCCCGCTTAGATTGTGAGCTAGGCGGGGTTTTCTTTTGTAAAAAGGAACCCCCTTTGGCACTTGCTCACAGGCAGAGGTGTGGGGGTAAATTGGTCACGTTTGGCTTTTGTAAGGTAAATATCAAGAAAGTATAGAAGGCCAAGTTGATTTGATTTCTGGCAAGGTATCAGGAAGTGGTGTTTTTGTAACATCACGAAGAGCTTGCTTTTGTGCAACAACTTCAGCTTTTTTTGCTGTATCTCCAGATTCATCTGCTCTGGTGTAAGCAATATCCAGAGCTTCTAATAAAGGTTTTCTAGCATTACGCCATTTATTTAAATGGATGAATTTTGCCTTTTCAATATTTACCTTTGCTCCAACTTCTGAATCAAATTCGTAAGCATTATAATAATCGTTATCTAAATCAACAGATTCAACAATTTTGTAACTTCCTTCAACAAGACCTAGCATTTTAATAATTTGCTCGTCAGTTTGTTCTATTGTAGTAACTGGTGAAAAAAATGCAAGCGATCCGTTTGCCTGAGGGTAAAGAAAATATTTCATATTACACATTGTTTCCCATTATCATAATGTCGACAGTTCCAACATCGTATAAACCAACACCAGCCCTTGTGAGATGAATAACTACAGAACCAACATATTTTCCAGAAGTTGTAACAGAATAAGGGCCAGATGATAAATCACCAAAAGATCCCGCTACTGCATAATTTGCATTAGCTATATTATTATAAAAATATATTTGATAACTTCCTGTTGCCAATTTTGTAATTCCGCTGACATTAAATCCGTTTGTTACTGTTAAAGGGCCATTTGATCCATATCCATTAAAAGTTACCCATACCCTAGCTGTATTTTGGCATTGCAAATCACCATTAGGAAGAAACTGAACAGTTTGAGTTCCTCCATTAAGGATCTGAAATGCTACCCCATTACCAGAATTTCTATTTTGATATTTAAATCCATAACTATCTCCATAGTAAGCATACCCAATAAATTGATCTCCTCCATGTGGATCTGTTGAAGTTGATCCGTTTACTGCTGATCCAGCAGCCAAAAAGCCAGTATAAAACCTTCCTCTTGTTTGGTATGCTACGCTTGCATTGTATGGGAATAACCCTGTTGCCGTAGTATCATGTCCCGAAGCATATCCTCCAGCATTGGTAATACTAGTATTGGGTGTAAAATCTCCAAGTTTATTGATAATATCGGTTTCTTGTGCTGTACATTGATTTGCTTTTCCGCTATTTAGGGAATCGTTATCAAGCCAAACAATAGGGTTTAGCGCAAACGTCTTTGTAAACTTATTTACATAAGCCCCTGTTCCATTTGGAGGGACTTGCCCAGAAGATGTATTGCCAAGCTGGAACCAACCAGAAACAGTAATTGAAGTTCCATCAGAGGCCCAAGAAGTTACAAAACCGCTATATTGCGTGGTGTGTTTTGTATCAATAATCATTGATACCCTCAACGCAAGGATTTGCGCCTGAGTTAAAGGTGTAGATGGAACAATCGTAGTAGCAGTATAATTTGCACTAGAAATGTTAATTGTTGGGCTAGGATTGCGATTATCTAAAATAAATGTGCAAGTGTCTCTTTCAGTGTATGCAGAAATATCAGAAGGGTTTTGATAGGAATTATTGTAAGCCAATTCATCTTCTAAAAGATAAGGATTACCTTTAAGGCTTAAAGTAGTAGCAGTATCATCAAATCCAAAATGATTTGATTCAAAATGAATTCCATCTCGGACTATTCTTCCATTAATATATGAAAGACCTGATCCGGGGTTTGGAGGCTGACCACTAGCGGCAGTTACATAAGGAAGAAAAGTTGTTCCATTTTCACAATGGTAAACAATCTCTTTTCCGTATGTGTTTACAAGATTTGTAAATAGATAATTTCCCGCTGGCACATAAACGCTTGCCCTTGGAGAAAGTGCTACATTTGGATTTGTTGAAGACGCAATCCCCGATTGTGTGGCATTGCAAGCAAGACTGAAAGCCGCTGAATTATCAGTTGCTCCAGTAGGATCAGCACCAAAATTAAGCACATTGACTACATCCGCAAAGCGATTAGCAAGCGTTCTAGGTGTTGTTGCTCCTGTTGCTAATGCTGTATTATTTGAAATATCTGTAGTCCATGTAGGCGCAGAAGTTCCATTGCTTTGTAACAATTGACCTGTAGTTCCTTGAGCAGTAAATCCAGTTTTACTTGGAGCAACTTGGTAAACAACTTCACCAGCCGCACCGCCAATCAAATTTGTTCCTACAGCATTATTAGACTTAACAATTTGACCAGAAGATGTACTTCCTAAAATATAAGAAATATTACTCGCATCTACTTGTTGAATATTTGGCAAATAAACAGGAGCCTGTGCCGACCCATCACCCCACCTAGTCTGGCTACCATCATAAACCAACCAGCTAGGATTAAGAGGTTTATTCAATCTCGTAATCTGACTTCCATTTTGCCAAACCAAAGGCCCCTGACCAGCAGATACAGGAGGGATAATGCTAATAGGTACTTGAGGAGGGCAAGGCATAATTTGCGTAGCTTAACAAAATTTTTTTTCTTGTCTATGAAAAAGGTCGGAGGAGGATCAGGTCGCTACTACGTCGAGATCGCACCTTCATGGTGATTCCACCCGATTTCGCCCCTCATTGCCTCCCCCGATAAATTGGAGTCCCGCTGGGCGAACCATATTGAATCGGATTTCTCCGATACGGGACTGACCATCCAACCTACCCTTTCAGGTGAACCTTACTGGGCAAAGCCTGTGGGGCTTTTGTCAATCAGATGGAACCTTTAGGACTCATCTCTGGCGACAGTTTCCTGCCCTACGGGAGCGACCCGCCATCGGATATTTCCAATGCAACCAGCAATGATTCCAAAATTAAACTACTTCAAAAAGGTCAGCTTGTAAATAGTCGAATCAATCAACTGGGCAATGTCATCAACAAGATTCTGAATCTCACTCTCCTCACCCAACACATATCTTTCCTCCTCCAACAAAATCTTCAAAAACATCACATACTCCAAAGCATCACGATGCTCCGAAATCTCAACAGTCTGATCAGGGTAATCCACCAACTCACCATGCCTTCCCTGCCATGCCTCAATCACAGCATCCACCAAATCAGGCATACCAGTATAAAACTTCTCCAACGCTTTATGCTCGGAATAACTCCTGCTCCTCAAATGCAACACATGACCAATCGTAGCTGCATTCAACAGCGTAATAAGTAGATCACCCTCATTCATAATAAAAACACGCTACAGGGCCTATAAATGCGTGTAAAGCCTATTCCAGATACTTGATCATATCACGATCCATCTCACTCAACCTCGGATCTTGGATGTTCTCCTTCAACATCTCCGTCAACCTAGCCCTCTCCATCCTCAAACCTCCATATCCTCCCGGATCTTTACTCACCTCCAACCTCAACTTCAATGCCAAACTCCGAAGCAACATAATACTCGGCTTCTTCAAATCCTCAACTGGGTATCTCAAACTCATTACACACAACATTGCAAATACTGCAATCGTATGTCAAGCTCTCTTCTATAATCTACAAGGATCTTTCAATAAGTGAAACTCCCCAATAAGGATTTTTTTTCATTGGCCTATGTCGCATCCAACCGCCATATATACTGGTGTGATACCCCCTCCCCACCACCCGTAAGGAACTACTATAGGATTCCCCACCGTGGCAAGGGCAAGGCCTTTGTGCTGGGCGGGAGCGCAAGGCATCCCGCTGGAGTGTGCTGTTGGAGTGTGACCTCCTGCTATGCCGGGAGAGTCTCCGCATCTACCACGGTAGCCTTCGCCATGGGTAGAGCGTCAATCCCATCACCAGCTCCAGGTGTCTTACCTAGAGAGACAATGAATAAGAAAGGATTATTTGCTTGTGGTTCCCTGTCCCGGTAATCGTGACCCGCCATCCTGTTATCGACCTCGATCACTCTCACCTTGTCCACTCCCTTGATCCGCTTCACCGTTCCCTCTTTCCCTTCCGCAACCGTCACCTCTTGCGCTAGGTCACTCCCTTCGTGGAGTTCCCCAACTGGAGTACGCAGGGCCCTAGCTAGCCAGCTCCTTTTCTCTGCTAGGGACAAGGCCTCTTTTTCAAAGGCTCTCTCCCGAAGTTTCCGAACGTAGGAAGACACTCTTTCTTGTTTCAGGAGCTTGCAACCGTATGAGCCATAATCTTCGGAACGTCCCGATTTGAAATTGTAGCCAGCGCGCCTTACACTTTCGGCGATGCTTAATTGCTTGAGGACGAAGTTGTCAACAAAGCGTTTTTGTTTAGTGGAAAGTTGCCTTGACATAGTGGCGGGAAAATACCGAGGCCGAAAGAACGAGTCAAAGACCTTTTTTGATGAGTATCAATCCGAGAGGAGACTTGCGATTTGAAGGGCAAGTGCGCTTTCGGATTTTCAGCCTTGAGCTAAAAGTGATTAAGAAGCAGGAAAGGGGGGTTGGTTGGCTGTATCATTGTAACGGGGGGAATTGGAAAGCGTCAAGCATAAAAGATAAGGTGTAGACATAAAATATTCTAAAAGGATGAATGAAAGGGTGGAAAAGTGAGTGCCTCTAAAACGCACGAGGATGCCCGCAAACGAGTTTAGGTGGCCTTCATGGTAGATCGTACCTGTTGCAAGATGCTTTTGGAAACTTTCAAGAACCGTGCCAACTTGGGAAAAATCTCTCCCCATGATGAAAAAAAAGTTTATCCAAGATGAAAAAAGATGTTGCAATTATTGAAAGAATGTTTCAGGATGTTCCTGTAATGAAAAACACCATATCAAATATCCTTGTCACCCTCTCCGCTGTCCTTGGATTTGCTGGCGCAGTTTCAGCCATTCTTGCCTTTTTCGTCTGCCCCGCATTCATGCTTCTAGCCCTTCTCCTTGCAATTATTGCAATGCCTTTCCTTATGATCGGCACGAGCCTCTAAACCACCACCAACACCAAAAAGGAGAACACCATGAAAGATCCAAACAGAGTTACCTATTACGAGTGGGATATTGAAAGCATCGACCCAGAAACGGGGGATGTTTTAGACCACGATCACCGAAATACATTTGCCGATTGCTTTAGAGCCGTTGATGAAGAGAACACGGCAATCGTTCTGGTGAAAACATGGCACAATTACCACACGCAAAGACACGGTAGATCATGGGCGTATTTTGACAAGGAAACCATGAATCTTTCTGATGAGTTCGAAAACGGAGACAAAGTTCCCAAAAGGTTCCTTGCAGAAGTAAAAAAGGCAACCAAATAAACCACCACCAACCCCAAAGGAGAACACCATGAACAAACGCACCGCACAACGATACACCCACCTTGTCAACAGCCTCGCCTTGCTTGGCTTCACAATGGACGAGACCGACAAACTTTTGAAGATCGAGCGAACCTTGCACCGCTGGCACGAGTTGGAATGCAATGGGGACATCCAGCGTGATGAAGTTACCGAGAAGCCTTTCGTAGTTCACCATTACACCCAAAACCGATACCCATACCCTGACAAAGAAAAGGGTGCATTGAAACGCCTTTCCGAGATCCTAGAGGGAAAAGGAGTGACCCACTACCAGCAAACCGACCCCAGAGGGTGCGCCCTCTACCTAATCAGGCCGACCGATGTTCCCGCAGGTGAAAGCGTTAACGCCTATTACTCGCGCGGGATTGCCCTCTGCATTGATTAACCCCCAACCCTTCCGACTATGTACCAATACAACAACCAAACCGAAGTCAGAAACGCTTTCTGGGATACCTTCCCAGACCTAGAAGCACAGGCCCGAAGGAATCGCACCTTTTCCAAAGGTCAGAACGCACAGACAGCAGATTGCAGAATGACCTTCTGTGATTGGGTAGAAAGCCTTTCCCGAAATGTCCAAATATCCGACAAACTCGCCCAGAATGTCACCCTCTAAACCCTACCCCATGAACCACCAAAAAAGCCCAGCCCTTGTCCAGTACCAGAACGAGAAGCACACAAGGCAACTTGTGACCCTCGCCGTCACTTTCCTTGCCCTTCTAGCAATCTTAGCCGCCCGTCTCGCCTACCTTGCCACAAACTAACATTATGAAAAGCACCGAAATCATGCACATTATCCGAGGAGTCGAAAAGATCCTTGAGATCCACGACCAGCAGAGGAACCGCTTGATGGATGAACTCCGCGACCTTTCCCACCAATGGGAACAGGCCCGAAACGAGGAGGGAATCCCCCTTGAGCAATGGCTCCAGATTCTACGAGACAGAGCTTGACGCATTGCAAGCGATTCTTGAAGACCCATGGATCGACGCAAACCCAGCTCACACCATACAAAGGGCAGATTGCTCTAAAGTAATTCGCCTACAATAACCAACGCCGGCCAGGATAAAAGAAACTGAAAGACCAATGACCACGACAACACAACAAGCCCAAACGCTCGCCGCACAACTTCACGACGAGCGAGAAACCCGAATCGACGCACAGGCCCGACTCCGAATCTTGACCGATGCCGTCGAGAAAACCCTTTCCCAAATCTGCCACCCCATGTATCCGCATATGGATGACGGCGCGATGATAAAGGGAAGGTTATACAATGCCCTGCACAAAGCTACCAAGTAAAGGATGACCATGAAAAAAGTAACACTCCGAGAACCCGTGACCTTTTGGCCCGATAGGATCGCCCCTTATCGCTTACAAATACGCGAAGGGGAACCTGTTTTCCTTATCCTAGATGAAGGGGAAAAAGTACTTGTCTCCCTGTCACAAGAACCAACCGCAGGAGATTCCCGATGGGTCTCCCGTGAACTTGTCGCCCTATGAAAACCCGAAACGCCGCCGACCAGTTCCAACTAATCCCAGAGAATCAAATGCCTTATAACCTAGCAGGAGAAACATTGCCACCGGAACCCGAAGTAATACCCCAAATAATAACTTGCAAAGGTTCTGACATCTTTGGAAATCCGACGATCTTTGAAATCACATACAAACCACTACACCCCAACACGCCAAATTGCTGGCCCAAACCATGAAAACCGAAGCACCATTGAACCTAAAAGAAGCAACCGAACACCAAACCGACTTGATACCATGAACGAGAAACCCTTGACTCTAAAAGAAGCAAACGAGATCCACGCAGAATGGATGGCAATGCCTTGCGACATTGACAGGAAGAAACTCGCAGAATGGGAGCGCACCCGATGGAGTCGCCTTCCCGATTCCTACCTATCCATATGCGGAGATGGAACCGCCGCCGCCATCATTTACAAGGGACAGGCATTGACACAGGCACTGCCAATCCAAGAACAGATCGTCCACGCCCGAAGCAAAGGAATCCAGACCCGTTTCACATGGCATGGAGCAAAAGGTTGCTTTGAAGAGATCGCACCGTACTAAACCAAAAAAACCGCCGCCGCCATGACCACGCAAACCACTCAAGAAAGCGCCGAAAACGAACCAGAAACGCCGCCGCCGTCCCTCGACGAGATCATCGCCAAGGTGCTACTGCAGTTGGATCAAATAAACTCACAAATAGAAAATATTAACAATAAATTAAGGAACATTTAACATGAAGGCTGGAGATATTGTCACCATCCATCCCGATTACGATCCCGATGGCATCACATATGTCATCACCGAATGGAACGATGACCGTGGATTTATTAGCCCAACAGAATGGGATTCACCCATTAAACCGAACGAACTTGTCCACTCATGGATGATCCAA